TTTTGAACTTGTTGTCAATAAGCCATTGCACATCTTCTTTAGTATTATCTATCGCCTCTTCAGGTTGGGTTTCAACATTAGATTCTTCTGTTTGAGCTTCCTCGGTTTGAGGTTCCTCAGAAGAGCCTTTATTAAAGTCGTCTAAAACGTCTATCATATTAAGGTTATCTTCACTTTTAGTTTCTACTTGTTGTTTTTGGTCGTCTGCCATTACGATGCTCCTTTTTTATAAGTTACCCTATAACCGTTGGTTTTGGTTCAGGGGCTTGTTTTTCTGAGTTAACCGAATTTGCAGCATTAGTTAAGTCACTCGCTACTTGCTGAGTTTTATTCCGTTGACGTTCTTGCTCCACCTTACCTGTTGCCTTTATATTAGAAACTGCTTGAGATACACTCTTCGTAGCTTCTGATACTTCAGCACGCATCTTAGTATGGAACAATTCACGTTCTCTGGTTTGCAAGTCTCCAGAGAGTTTCTTAACCTGCTCTTCTAAACTTTGTATATGTTGCTGGAATTGAGCAATTTCACCATGTCTTTGAATAAGACCAGCTTTATCGTCATCAGTTCTCATGTTCATAATCACTTGTGTCTTATCATATATTCCAGCACCCATTAATTGTATGTCTCTTTGTAGGTCTGCCATCGGAGACTTTGCCTTCGTTGACCCTACGACTACTCTTATATCAATTAAGTTAGTAGTGATATCATACATTCTTTCAATTTCACCTTGTTCATTCATAACTGCTTCATTAACCTTTACGTCTTCAGTCATTCCAGTCTCATTAGTTATTCTAACAATTCTTTCCTGATTGTAAACAAAAGGTATCCATGCAGATATTATTTTGCCTGCGATTGTTAGCATATCATATACAGGCATTACTTTCCATCCTTGTTTCTTAGATACAGATTCTTCTATTATCTGAGCTTCTCCAACTGTTCCAGGAGAACCTTCACCGTATCCTTGTAAAAATTTATAAGAACCAAACACTTGTTCTATATCAAGTTCATACCTTGATTTTTCTGTAAATAACTGACTCGATACTGCAGGAGGAGCATACTCTTTTATTTTTCCTTCTCTAAGTGCTCCTGGGTTTGCTCTTATTATAGCATTTGGTATATTCCATTTCTGTAATTCTTTTGGGTCTATCGCCCCATCCTCTACTACTAACTTAAAATTTGTCGTTGCAGAGGTATGAGATATTAGTAAAGCCTCAGTTCTATTTAACATTCTCTGAGGACTCTTCGCATGTCTTACATCACCAGATGGATAAGGAGTCCCTGTGTGTTCATTACATGCTGGAATAATTGGATATGAATCAATTGGTAAAATTTCATCATAATATATTAAATCTCCAACAACACAAGTCTCTCTCACTCTGGTTGTATATATTATTTTTTCTGTAATAGACTCTTGTTTTAATAATTCTTTATATTTAGGGTCTGCCGTTAATTCTGTATACCCTTCTTTATCAAATATTTGACTTTTACCTGTAATAAGTTCTGTTACCAGTACATTTGGGATGCTAACCTTTGCAAACCTTACAAACTTTCTAACTGTAGGCTGCTGGTCATGTCTTACATCTCCTCTTGTATATACATCGTCTCTATTATAATTCCCACTTGCCTCTTCATCTGTATCATAATCTTCTTGAAGTTCATCTATTTTATCTGAAATCTCTGGAAATAAAACTTTTAGTGAGGCTTTAGTATGAAGGTCTGTATATATAACGCTAGATGCATCAGCGAAATCTGGCAATGATGAATTTGGGTCTACAAATACTGCCTCTGGCTTTATTCTTTTAAACCTAATCCCGCCTAATCCATTATCTGCCTGATAATCAGGATATACATACAAATAACATAGGCCTTTAACAATAAAATCTTTACATGCCGTTCTAAATTGAGTATCTCCCTTAGAACTATACCATATCTCATCTAAAATCTTATTATATATCCCAGCTACTTTACCATCATTAGAACCTACACCCTCAACGTCCCACTCAGGTTTTGTTGAAGCCATATTAGATAAGACTTGCTCTACAGCAGGCCTTATTTTGTTATTTGATTCTGGAGGTTGACCGACACTCATTAAATATTCCTTTTGAGCCTCGGTTAATTGTTTTCCTAAATAAAAATCATAATCTTCAGCCATTTGATATCTAAAGTCAGAAGATTCGCTATCATACTGCTTATATTCATTCCTTACATCATCTGCTTCTAATCCTGGGAGTTCTAAAGTTTCGATTTTTATCATAATATTATGCTCATATTTTAATACTTTTTTTAATACGTTTCAAAGTACTTTATTTAGTTATATATGATTTCACCCGTTTCCCAGTCACAACTAGGAATAGTATCGGGCATATAGTACTCCCCGCTATCATCGTATTCTAATAGCGGAGAGTAAATATCTTCAGTAGCCCATCGTAATGCGTCTAATGTATCTTTCGTTGTTAAAGCATGCTCTTTGAATCCTAGTAACTCTTGCAAGAGTTCGGATTGTTCTTCTTTTAAGAATACAGATTTAGATGCAAACATCGGCTGCATAGATTTAATTCTATAAAATTTCTTCTGAATTGCTTTCTTCGGCATGATGCTTAAATATCTACCAGTTTTTTTAGAGACTCTTTGAACGTAGTCAGCTAACATTACATGTCCAGTTTCCTCAATGTTAATACATTTAGGCCTATATATATCTGCAAGTTCAAATAATTTATCTGCTCCATCCATAGGAGAGACTTGCCCTCTAAAATAGTCAACTACATAAATATTAAAATCAGCATCTACTGCCACAATCATTATGACGGTATAATTCGCCTTAATGTTTTCAGAAGACGCAGGGTCAACTCCCATAAACAGATTAACGGGAACTCTACGACTCGACTCACCATCCCTAAACACCATAGTATCAATCTCGCCATCACGAGAATAATAACCGTCATAATACTGAATGTCATCGCGCTTAAAGACACGAAAAGAGTCATCCATTGGGACATTTTGATACTCTTGGAAAAAGTATCCAACATCTCCCTTTGCTTGCGCTTCCTCACGCCGCTCCAATAGCCAGCTGTAAGGACGCCGTTCTGTCCAAAGAACTTTAGGTTCATTTTCATTATTTAAAATTTCCTTTCCAGACGCTACAAATTCATGTGCATCTGTATCTTGTAATATTGATTGGTAAAATAAGGACTTCCATCCTTTTATCTTCTTAACACCATGCGCATTAAAGGCCCTTGAGCCTGCTACGGTATTTAAATACGCATCCTCGTCTACAATAGTTCCAACAAATACAATCTTACCATCATCAGAACCAGGAACTACTGATGTATCTATCCATCTTCTAAATTTCTCTCTTGCCATAGGAGTTTGTGCGTTTCCATCTCCCTCACCATCATCAATAATTGTTAATGTGGGTCTATAAGCACCATACTTAAGACCCCTAACTTTCTGTCCAGTTCCCCTCACCATTAATTTACATGAGGCTGCTGGACTCCCATCTGGGTTAAATTCTGTTATTATTTCTTTTTCCTCTTTTCCCCATACATCTCCCACCCTGTTGCCAAAGAAAAATTGTAATTTTTCATTATACTCTATTTCATCTCCTAATGCCTCTAATAGATACTTAGACTGCATTTCTGATTCTGAAATTAATAATATAAATCGTTCTTCTGCAAATAAAATTCTATGTAAAGGGTATATAAGTGAAACTAATGTTGACTTCGCGTGTCCCCTAGGAGCTACAATTGCTATTTTCTCACCAGGCTGTATATGTAATAGGTTGTTTATTACCTCATTGTGGAATGCAGGGCTTGGACTCCTCATATGATAATGCATAGGATAATTTGCATCACCCAGTATAACCTTAGCAAAGAAAAATACATCAAGATACATCCTTTTTACTATATCTTTCTTTTCTTCAGGACTTAAATCATAATTTATCATACTTTTTCTCTATCTATAGGACCCTGTATCTCTTCAACTACGCATTCTAAGAATTTAACTTCTGCTAACATTGCATCCATAACGTCTCTTACATCACCCTCAAGGGTATAACTCTTATCACCTACATGTAATACTCCCTCCAAAACGTCAAGATTTACTTCCACTTCTCTGATTGCTGGTAGTTTTGCGAACAGTGATGCCATCAAATTCTCCTTTCTGCATAAATTTCTCAAGTTCTTTGTCTGATAATGTCTTTCTTACCTCTGCAAGGAGCTTTTTATCTCCATCGGACATAGCAATAATCGTAGAACCTTCTAATTGTTCTATTCTCTTATCATCATGTCCACGCAGAGTACTTACTCTATTTAGTGCATTTAGTCGAACATTTGCAGGCATTTTTGAATTTTCAATAAATTCTTTATATGTGTCAGCTATATAGTCGTCATCTACGCCTATATTGTCAAACTTGTCTTTCATAAACTCACTCATAATATTCCTTACGCTTTTTTTCTTTAATATAGCACGCCCTCGTTTCAAGGACATTGTTGGATTGTTATCACTATATATAGATTGGTATGCTTTTACTATACTATCTTGTGTAAACTCACCAACTTCGTCAAACTCACCAAACTTAGTCAACTTTCGTACAAACTCGGTTTGCATTACTGTAGGCTTAACATCTCGTACTAAATCATAGTCCCAATCATTCTCCCAATAATCGTTATATTTATATGCATATATATTGGGCTTGTAAGTAGGAACTTCTCCATAACCCGTCCTTATATAAATAACAGGCTTCTTCCTGTCACTTTTATTCTCTTGTCGCTTTTTAAGGACTTGAAGTACTTTATCATCAGAAGTTAGTATCCAATCGCCTTTACTAGCATTTCGCCAGTCTTCTTTATACTTTATGCCTAGAATCTTGGCTTCTTCTACTGTAAATTCATCAAATACTTTATTTCTACATGTAACTTCCACAACATAATATAAAAAAAAATTTGGAATATTAAAACAAAAGGTTATAAATTAACCTACTTGATATCTAAACGGGTTGGCTCGAATCTTCTAGCGTTTAGATTAAAACTCACTACTAGAAGGGGTTGAAGGCAAAGTGAGAGGCCATGTCGAAGATAGTAAAGGTTGCCTTGTAATGTATAGATTATAAATAAAGCTATCCACAATTCCAACTATACTTGAGGATTGTATCTTAGAGCGGAAACGGCTCCAGACGCCAGATAAAGATTAGAGACGAACCTTATTCTTATTTATAGGGGTAGGGCAGTCTCTATCTAAACGAACAAAAACTCTCCTAACACCAGTTGAAACAGTATACTTAAAAAGATGTATAGTATATAACAATTTTGTCCCATGGGGGAGCGAACCCCACATTCCGCATAGCCCAAAGCTCCCCCTCCTCCCCCAGACCCTGTTTTGAAAATTAGCCGTAAAATCTGTGGTTGGTACTATATATAAGAGCCACCCCCCTCGCCCTCCGTTCGCGTTCGAGCTTTTCGTTGAGTTCGCGTTACGCGCGCACATGTATACGCGTTCCAGCTTCTCTTACGCACGCAGGATGTTATTAATGCCTAATTTTTGCAATTTATTTTCTCCTGGTTTAAATAATGCTTGGAATAGTGGCGTTAAGTAGTGTAATATGCAGTAGCAACAAAGAGCAACACGATTTTTGACATAGCCAACAAGAGTAATTACGAATTAATATAGTCCCGAACTGATACTCGGCAAAGCTCAACACGGACAGCTAGAAATCTTTAGGAATATAAGGCCTAGAGAGGTGGAGAAAGGCCACAGCCCGACCACCAACAGCTCAGACGAAGTTTAGAAGGATAAGTCCTCTAACATAAATAAATGGATGCCTGGTAAATATGGATTGGTTTCTTAAGTAGCAAGGTAGTATAAAACTGCTTATGGCTCTCTTATAAGAGTCGAAGATGGTAGAATTTTTTAAAGGCACTGAAGCAACTTGAAAGGGACACACTTTCTTGTGTTTAATACACAAAGACAAACCTTATAATCTTTGGGTTATAAGTTAGGGACAAAGGGGCGCAGACTAACAGCAACTAAATTCTAATCTCTTGGATTTATAGGACATACGGATAAATATTTAATATAAATAATGAGTTCAAATCTCATTCCAAGAGCAAATAATTAACAAGGAGAGAATCATGGCTTTAAACTGGAATATAGAAGCTTGTAAGAACTATAAAGAACTTACAACAGATAAAGAGTGGGCTGTAACAAATGCATTAATATGGTCAACTATAGCAATCGGAGTAAATGAGATAACAAGTAAGAATGTTAAAAAAGTATTTACTCGAATCAGGATAGATGAAAATCTAAGTGGAGCATATTTAAGGAATGGACGGAAGAGATATTTTATCAGAATGGAAGATGTAGAAAAAAGAATAGGACTATATACAAACGCGTCACCATATACAGATGCACAATTCCTAAAAAGATATTATAAATAAGGAGAAAGCAATGAAAGATGCAATATATGACGATGTATATTTATGGTTAATGGCAATAATATTTGGTTATTTCTGTTATCCAATAATAAAAGATATAGTATTATATCTGATTGGAGGGCAATAAAATGAGTAGACATTTTACAAATCTATTACTTGAAAATATAGAACAAGGGTTATATGACAAAGACAACGTAATACTCTGTTGTGTTAAGTATATGTCAGAAGATGAGGTGCAAGATATGATGGAGATTAACGAGTTAATATAAAGGGGACAAAATGAAGTTAATTGTAGATAATGATAATAACATTATATGTAAATCAAATAGAAGTAATGAAGATATTTTAGCAATCATTAAAAAAGATATATTTACAATATGGGATAGAAACCCTAGTAAATGGATAACTACACGATTTAACAACGAATTACGAGAATTAGAAATACACGAAGGATTTAGTATATATTTAAAAGACAATGAAATTGAGATATTTGGAGATAATGGACTAATAGAACTTGAAATAGTAGATATAAATAACATAGAAAACCTATAAACAAAGGAGAATAAAATGAAAATAGACCTGAACAATCTAACTAAACTAGGTAGATACAGAGAAAATCTATTAGTAAGTGATGACGCTGTATATAGCTATTTAACAAGAGTAGCAGAGATAGACCACGAAAAAAGAGAAGTAAAACCTCTAGGTTGGTGGAGTGTAACAACAAGCAAACATATAAACTTCGTAGCATACACATACGACTACAAAGTAACTAAATAAAGGGGAAAAAAATGGGAAAGCAATACTATGAAGATACTGGTCAATTAATAACAGACGAAAGTGAAAGGAAAAAAATAGAAGAATCTATAATAGATTTATGGACGAATATTAATTCCTTGCATAATAGAATATTAGAGCTAGAAAAAAGGGGAATAAAATGAATGTAGGCGATTTAATTAAGGAACTAGAAAAATGTCCAAAGGATTTAGTTATTTTAATAGCTATTGATGACCAAAATATAGAAACAGATAATTATTTTGTTCATTCTGTGGAATTGTCTGAAACTGGTGAAAGTGGATATGAAATTGGTGGAGAAGTAAGGTTAAATGCTTATATCTAATAATAAAGGGGAAGAAAATGAAAAAGTATGAACTACGATTCTATAGAAACTATTATTCTAAATTTGAGATTATAATTGAGGCTAATAGTGAAGAAGAGGCAATGAAGAAGTTTGAAAATGATGAGTATAAATCATCTGATGTAACCGAACCAGGCTCTATTCAAGGTGGAGATGATGAGTTTGAAGAAATAGCTTGTATTTCTGATTATTGTGAAAAGGAGAAGAATAATGTTTGATTTAGATAAAATAGTATCAAATATCAGCAGGTTTCAGAAAATAGAGATGAAGAAGAAAGAAAAGGTTAAATCACAAATAGATAAATTTGAGGAGATGTCAAAGACAGATGACGGATTATATTTGTGGAAATTAGAAATGTTATCAATACTAAAAGAGAAAGCGAGGTTAGAATAATGGGATTTGATATATATGGGGTGAATCCAGTAGTACACAATACTAAATATCCTACATTTAACAAATATAGCGATATGGATTGGTCAGAAAAGAATAAACTATTCAATAAAGATACAAAACTACAAGATAAATACTGGTCTGAATCTGATAAAAGACAAGAGGATAATAAAGGTATTTATTTTAGGAATAATTGTTGGTGGTGGAGACCATTATGGAATTATGTCTGTGGTAGCTGTGAGGACATACTTGATGATGATGATATGAATGGTGGTTCTTTCAATGACGGACATGAAATAACAGAGGAAAAGGCATCAGCGATAGCCAAGCG